GCGCCGCCCTGCGGAGTTGATGACAATTGGCTCATCGGTTTTGCGTTATATGCGCGGGGTCGCCGTCGCTGGGGCGGTGGTAGGGGGACACAAAAAAAGAGGATGACCTTTTTGGTCACCCTCTGGAAAAACGGTCTAATTTTCAAGGAGTTGAAAATTTCAAGTTTGGAATGGCTTACATATCCCAAAAAAATCGCCGCCTTGCGGCGGCTGAACCTTGCAAGGCGGCGATTTTTTTTGTCACTTGGACGCAAAACGGGGAGAGTATCTTTGCCTCAAATTCATATTGTTATGAGTAGAATCCATAATTCAAAGATTTTTGAGTTGGTGCAGATCCAAAAACGCTTCTCTATCACCTGGTATGCCAAAGACGGACATATCGTGCGGGTGCAGGAAGCGGAACTGACCAACAAAAAGGAAAAAGATTCGGACAAACCGAAGGACGGCATGTACTCTAAAGGCCGATGCTTCAATATCGTCTGCATCCCGAGCGGTGAAATTAGGACGGTTGACATCGACGCTATTGTTGAATTTAACGGCGAGGAGGTAATCTTATGAGCGGCAAGAAGTTCAAGAAACAGGAAGGTACAGAAGGGAATGGCCTCGTTTGGTTGATGGACGATGTGCTGTATGCCAAGGAAGCACAAGCTATCCTGATGCTGCCCAGCAGGTCGGCCTTCATCGATGAACGGCAGCTACAGCCGATAAACATTGATGGTGTAACTATTGCGCCGTGGGGTGTGTCAAACTTGCTGCCTCAGCATGTGATGGACAAAATCGAAAAGGTGGAAGTGGTGGGTGCCAACGCGGATTTCAACTGGCGCACCTGCTACGGATTGGGTCCAAAACTTCAGAAGCTGGTGTATAGTGACAATCCGAAGGAGCAAGTGCTTGACAAATCCGGCAACATCATCGGCGGCAAGGTCGTGGACAGACTCGACATCCATGCCGGCGAAGAATATGACTGGTGCCAACGCAGCGACATATCAATGTATTATCAGGAGGTGTTGACCGATTTATCGCACTTTGCCAATGCCTTCCCCGTGTTGCTGCCGACAAAATCACACGATGGCATCTACAGCATCGTTCACAGGGAAGCCATGTTCAGCCGCTGGCAGATTGACCCCGACACGAAATTGATCCTGAATCATGCCTATTGCTCAAAGTGGGACGAAACCCCAAGCAAGAAGGATATGGAGTTTTCGTATGTCATCGATGAGTTTGACGATGTACTTGACATCAAGAGCCACCTGCAAGGCAAGAATGCACCTGAGCGGCTTTGCTATCCCATCTATTTGGCCAGCCCTGGACGGCCGTACTATTCCTATCCGAATTGGTACAGCATTTTCCGCAGTGGCTGGTATGACCACTTGGCCAGCATCCCTGAGTTGAAAAAAGCTATATTGAAGCACAACTTGGGAGTGAAGCACATCATCTACATCACCAACACCTATCTCGATGCGAAGGCGAAGCAAGCAGGCATCGACCCCAACGACCAAAAAGCCTGTGACGAACTGAAGCAAAAACTGGTGAAGGAGATTAACGACACGCTGACGGGAGAGGAGAATGCGGGAAAGGCATTGGCATCGTTGGCCAAGACCATCCCGACTGGCAATAATGTGGCCACCGAGAAATACTTCACCATCGAAAAGGTTGACAATGATGTCAATGGCGGTGAATACTTAGTGGACTACGAGACGGGTGCCAATGTGGTGAGCTACGCCATGGGCGTTCACTCCAACTTAATCGGGGCCAGTCCAGGAAAGAACTCCAATTCCTTATCCGGTTCCAATATCCGTGAGATTTTCCTGATGAAACAGGCGCTGTCGAAGCCGATGATTGACCGCGCCATGCGCCCGTTTGCAGCCATCAAGAAAATCAATAAGTGGCCTACGGATTATGTCTTGACTTTATCTGAATACACCTTTACCACACTTGACGAGGCCAAGAGTGGTAAGAAAGAAACCCAAAACACAGCAGCATGATAGTAAATACCACATCACAGATGAAAAAGCACCTGCTTTCGTTTAACTTGAAGATAGACGAAGCAATGGAAAGCCGCTTTTCATCGTTCCTCACCCGTGCTCAGGAATGGGTGACAGACCATATTATCGGCGATGCCATTGAAACGGCCTTGGAAGGTGGCACCGAAGTAGGACAGAATGACCCCCATGATAAACTCCGTGGATTGGTTGGCCGCGTGATTAGCGAGATGGCCTATCTGACCAGTATCGCCGAATCGGACTTGCAGCGTAGCGAGGCGGGTTTTGTCGTGCAGAACAATGACAAATTGAGCCCCGCCAGTCTGCAAAGGGTGGAAAGGCTCATTCAAAGCCTGAACGAGCGCATTAACTCGGATTGCGACTCATTGGTGAACTTCCTTCTGAAAAACAGTGTTCCGCATGAAGATGACCCTCATTTGCCTTACGAGGATTGGCGCGATACTCCTCAATTTGAGTTCCTGACCGATGCCTTCATTCCCACGATGGCCATCATGCGGCAAAACGCAAGCTCTATGCCTGTGCAACGCTGGACGGACTTCTACGACCTTCTGCCGAAGATGAACATTGCCCTGCGTAGCACGGTGGCCAGGTATGTCTCCATTGAACAAATTGATGCTCTTTTGAGCGACTATAGAACCGATGAACTTCAAGAAATCCAAAAAAAGGTGCTGCGTTGGTTGAGGATGGCAGTGCTGGGCGAAGTGACCAACGCGGACAATGCAACCCGCTTCGCCATAGAAGCACGGAACTACATGCTTCAGCACGAATCGGCCTTTCCTGAATTTGTTGCATCGGATTGTTATGAATTGCCCAGCCCGTTCAGTCTCGGTGACGGCACAGTTGCCAATCTGCTATGATTATCAACCTGACAGCACCGACACAATGGGGTGAGCTGACCTTGGAACAATTCCGAATGGTGGTGAAGACTATGCTGCTTCACCTTACCGAATCGGAAAGGCTCCTTGTATTACTTTGCCAGTTGACCGGCATCAGAATATATGGAGAGCCATCGGGTGGTAAAACAGAATTGTTTGTAACCGCCGAAGGTCAGGCCTTCACCATGCAGGACTATGAGATTGAGGATTTCTGCAACCGCCTTCGGTGGCTGATTGACGACATCGAGCCGGATGATCTTCCCAACCCGACCAAGCGTGATGACTACTTGCGAGACATCTCGTTTGGCGACTGGTTTGAGGCCGATACGCAATTTCGGCTGTATGAAGACGACAACGACCTGACTCATTTCGCTGCCATCCTGCCGAAGCTGGGTGAGGAAGCACATGAGATTGACGAGGCCGAAGCCATCATGCTGAAGATGTGGTGGAATTGCGTGATGGGGAAGATTGGCCCGATGTACCCAAATGTTTTCGCCAAAAACGATGGCGGTGGTGGCGGGTTCAACCCCTTCAAGAACCTTCAGGAGATGCACCTGCTACTGAATGACGACCGCCCTCAGGACAATGAGAGGATAGACGAAGCCCGATTGCACGATGTTCTTTCCGCATTGGATAGCAAGATAGAGAAACTGAAACACCGCGAGGCCGAATACAACAGACTTTTACACCCATGAACCACGAAATCACTGTCACCTGCCCGATGTGTGGCGAAGAATATGATACAAGAGTGCGTTGGGGTATTTGCCCAGCGTGCGGATTCGACATGGAAAAATTGTCACTGCATCGTCGGGAGCAATTGTCAACTTTGCCAAAAAATTGAAGCCATGGAAAACAATTCAAACAACATGACCCCAGGAGGATGCGCCACGGTATTGATAGCCATCATTATCATGCTCCTTGTCGCCATCTACATTCTAAGTGTCGAACCTGACGCATTTGTGCTGACTAACTAATCTAAAACCTTAAAGTTATGCCTATTCTACTTATCATAGAAGCGGTCTTGAAGTCCGTATTATTGGCCCTCGGTGTGGCGGCTGTCAAAGGCTGTCATTGGGCTTTCATCGTGTTCCTGGTCCTGATGGGACTGATGATTATAGTTGATGTCGTTCTTGTGGTGGCGGCAATCCGCGCCGGAAAAGATATTGGGAGGTGGCGGCTATGACTATCAAGGAACTTAAAAAGGGGCCGAAGCTCGTTGTCGTCCAAGTACAACAATTATTTCGGCATCAAAGCGGGGAAATCGTGGAAAGGTAAGACGGTGAACATGAAGACGGGCGAAGTGTTTGACGGCAAGAATGTCACCATCAACAGTAATTTCCGCGTGTATGATAGCCTGGCTGAAAGCATCCGCGACCGTAACCGCTTGCTTCGGATGCCACGCTATAAGGCTGTGGAACCTGCCGACACACCTCGCAAGCAAGCCGAAGCCATCAAAGCTGCCGGATATTGCACCGCAACGAACTATGTTGAATCAATCATGGCCACAATCAACGCCAACGGACTGACATTATACGACAACCAATGAAATACTTTCGCTATATCATAATTTTTTGGTTTTTGGGTGGCTTTCTCTTCGGATGCCGTTCCAAACTGGACACGAGCAGACAGGAGTCGCAACGGCATGTCGATGAGATAGGCGTGGTGCTGCGTAGGCTTGACAGCCTTGGCAGCACCATTGCCGAAAGGCAACATATCAAAATCGAGTTTTATCCAACTTCAGATAATAGTCTAGGAAGCCCTGCAATTGGAACCTCTGTCCCGACCGACCCGACCGCCACCAGCCTGAGAGACGCATCCCAAACGGGAAGCGTAGGTGGCGGTATCGGGGCGGTGAAAAGTATCGAGATTGACACGGAGCGGGATGTCACCACTACTGCAACATCAGCGGTTGACTCCACGGCGGTCTTTAAAACCGAACAAGAGGCGACCCTGCAAAAACAAAAAGCGTCGGAAACGCGGCAAGACAACGGCACGATTGCCATCGTGTCCGTTGTCGCTGCCGTTGTTTTTATCCTGGCACTGCTTATCATCATCAAAAAAATCTTCCACAAATGAAGTACATCGACCCCAATAACCAAAGGTATAGATTCTATGTCCGCGAATGTCTCAATGGCTTTGCCATTCAGGTGCAAAATGTGGAGGCATCGGAGAATATCCCGCTGTCACCATCGGTGGCCTCTCAACTTGAAATCGAGTTGCCCGAAAACTATCGGCTGCAAAGCTGCACAAGCGAAGCCGCCGAATCCGAACTGAAACGCCTTGCCCAATTGAACAAATGGGCAGAAGTGGATTAGTAGTTTGTTTCATTTTTTTTCATTTCATTTTTTTTCCACCATGCCGACGGGTGTGGTGGTTTTTTCGAGAATGATTATACCACTGCAATTCGTTGGTTTCGCCATAGGCGGCCAAATCATGGTAGATGTCGAGTTGAACGGCAAGTCGGCCCGCATGATCGTGGACACCGGTGCCAGCCGCACCGTCTTCGACCCCGTTGTGCTGACCGACTTCATTGAATCACCCAAGTTTGAGGAAGGCCAAGGTCATGTCGTTGGGGTGGATGGTGCCTGGAGCGGCCAAAAGACGGTTGTCATTGACAGCCTCGCCATCGGCGATGCCGTCCTGACCGCTTTTGAGGCCGTTGCCGTTGACCTTTCCAATATCCGAAACTTCAACAGCATGGCCGGGATGCCTGACTTTGTCGGCATCATCGGCGGTGATGTGCTGCACCTTCTGAAAGCCACCATCAACTACGGGCGCAGGACGCTCACGGTTAGAAAAAACTGATTTCTTTTGAAAAATGGCACTTTTTTTGCGTTTCGATTATCGAAACGAAAATAATTTGTATTTTTGCAACGCAAACACAAATGAAACTACAAACGCAACTACACCATGGCAACAATAACATTACAGTACGACGCACGCAGCACAAGCGCAAAACGCCTGCTCGAGTACCTGCGCACCCTCTCCTTCATCAAGATTAGCGAGGATGCAGCACCGGAATACGACCCCGAAATGGTGGCCAAGGTGAAGCGCGGACAGGCCGCCTTCGCAAGAGGTGATTACAAAATCATCAAAACGGAGGAACTATGGAATTAGCCTATTCGCCTGAAGCCCAGGAAGACCTTGAATGGTGGGGCAAGAATGGCGACGATGCCACCAAGCGTAAAATCAAGCGACTCCTTGACGAAATGGCCGAACACCCGCGCACAGGCACCGGCAAGCCGGAACTCCTTTCGGGCGACATTAAGGGCGTATGGTCGCGGCGCATCAACAAGAAAGACCGCATCCTCTACGAAATCAAGGACGAAATCGTTATCGTGTATGTCCTCTCAATGCGAGGACACTACTAAACCCCTCAAAAGTTCCCACGAAACGGGAACTTTTTTTTTCCGCAAATTTTCAAAAAATCCGTTTCTTTGCACCTTCAAAATGATGCAATATGAAAAGATTCTTGCTTATCCTCGCCGTCATGTCGGCGTTCATCAGCGCGAAGGCGCAAAATGAGGTTGCATACGAAACCGACACTTTGACCATGGAGAAACTGCTTGAAGATTATGCAATCCTCAACCAACAAGTGGATATGTTCAGGATGACGGAAACCAAATCCCTCATTCTCGGTTATAGTGGTGCCGCCTTGAGTATCGCCACCGCTTTCGTTGTCGTTAGGGAACCTCAAATGGAAAACTTGGCTTTGGTAACTGGTTTGGCCGCTGGAGGGTGTTTCATTGCAAGTGCCATATACCAATATTTGGGTTACAAGCATCTGAAACGGGACCGATTTATGATAACGCCCAATGGCGTAATTATCAAATTGAAGTTGCATGAATAGAAAAAGACACTTTTTTCTTGCATATTCAAAAAAAGTCGTATCTTTGCAGTGCTAAAGAGATGATAGTAGTCTATCCCGATAGGGCAGCGGTAACGGCCCAAGATGATTCGAGGGCTTTTTTAATGCCCAAAATAGACCATAGCGGTCGCCTTTCGTGAGAAAAAGCCCCTTCGGGTGGAAGTCATCTCTTTAGCAGCGAAACGGCGACCGCTCTTTTGTTGCCCAAACTTAAATGCTAAAGAGTTATGCAAAACGCAAAAATGACAGCCGGAGAGACGGCACAGACAAAGCCCGCTTGGGGCATCGTGGCAATCATCGGTGTGATGGTGGCCGTCACCATGGGCGACAACCTCATTATGGCAGCCATCGGCACAGCCCTGTTAACCGTAGGCGCTTACCTTGGCGGCTACATGGACGAAACCTCGAAAAAACTTCGCAACAACCTCAAATGTTCGGCTGAAGTCGAAGAAAGGAGGGCAGCATGACACGCACGGAAATCATCACACGCCTTTGCGAAATGGCCGCTGAACTGGCCGACCTTTCAGAAAAAGCTGAAGCAACTGATGTCAAATTTCAACTGACAGACCTTGAGCAACATTTTCAAAAGGCCATGAATGAGATGCAAGATTCAGGAAATTGACTATCTTTGCATCCAAAACACAAGGAAGGAAGACTATAATGGTCGAAACAATCATAGGCATTATCTTTGTCGTCTTCGTACTTGCCAGGGTATTGCTGGGAAAAGAAGACGGAGGCGGTCCGAGCGGCCCGCCTTGGAGCCAATGATACAATCCCCATCGGCGATGTCGGTGGGGATTTTTTGTCACTACTATGGATTTCAGTAGGGTTACTTTTGCCCAAAATATACCATTATGCTGAGTCTGAATTACCTGAAATCCATCCTTTTCGTCAATGGCCGTCCCGATATTGACGGCATCGACCGAAAAGATTACATCCTTGAAGCCCGTGCTGGCATGGACGGAGCCATCCAAATCATCCAAAACAAGAATCTCCCCTTGTGCATCTTGTTGGAGCACGCCGAACGGCACACCCTGAGCCTGCACAACGACGGCGGCTTCCATGAAACCACCCAAAGCATTTGGATCATGGAGAAAGTGGCCGAAACGGAAGACCCACAGGAGGTGAGCGACCGCTGTTTGGCCCGATTCAAAAGGCTGTATTCCATCCTAATCGAACACTACGAGGATAAACAGATGAAAGGTTGGTTTGAAAACAACGAAATCAACGGCTATGCCCGTGAAGCCGGTGATTATGTCGGTTTCGAGGTCTTTGTCAATTTCCGTGCAAATGAGGATTTGAGTTATGGCCCAAGAAATTGACTACGAAAAGTTTGCCCAATACACCATTGAACGATGGAAGGAGCAAATGAAGAAGGTGAAAATTCGCGGAACTGGCGAATTATACCGTTCGTTTGCCCATCATGTCTATCTTGATGCCAACGGCGACCTTCAGAAGATTGTCTATACTTTCCACTTCTATGGATGGTATGTGGATGCCGGTGTTGGCCGTGGCTATGACCGTGGCAACGGCGGCAACCTTGACTTCCTCAGCAAGAAAGGACCTCACCGCCGACCGAAACATTGGTACAACAAGATTTGGTACAACCAATTCCGCAAGCTGCTACACATGATAGCGGAGGAACTTGGGCAAAAGGCGGTGGAGGAAATGATGGCTTTTGAGAAAAACGATTTCAACTTTAACTTTTGAGAACTATGGCAAGAATAACAGAGGAAGCGAGTGCGACCATAACCATGAACATGGAACCCGCCCGAAAAAGGCTTAACGAACTCGGTGAACTTATCGAGGCAGACAAGGCAAAGCTTGAAGAAATGATGAGTGTCGCCGATGACCAGCGCGACCATGCAGGAATAAAGAAACTTGAGCAAAACCTTAAAGACTACGAGAGAGAGCAGAAGAGCGTGAATGAAAAGCTGAAGACTTTCCGGGACACGCTATCCAACCTCAATACTTCTTCTTTCAATGCGCTCTACAAAGCATCCAAAGAGTTGGAAGCACAAGTGAAGAGGTTGAAGCCAGGCACGGAGGAATACATTGCCGCCACCCACGACCTGAAGATGGTGCGAACCCGCCTCAATGACTTGAAGGAAGCATGGAAAGGCGTGTCGGTTGAAACGGACAAGGCCGTCAAGAAAACCAAAAAAGCCGCAGAAGAGACAAACAAGTCCGTTTCAATACTAAGGGGAATCGCCTCGGGATTCAACAGGTATTGGAGCATGTTTGATACACTTGTGCGTGTCGTCACTGGCCTTTCCATGAAGTTCAGGCAGTGTGCTGAAGATGCCGCTGAATTGGATGACATTTACGCAGATGTGATGAAGACCACCGGCCTTTTGCATGACGAGGTTGAAGAATTGGATAAGGCTTTGATGCAGATTGACACCCGCACCAGCCGTGAGCAGCTTCTATTGTTGGCCCGCGATGCAGGAAAGTTGGGCATCAGCGGCAAGGAAAACATCTTGGGATTTGTCCGTGCCGCTGACCAAATTCAAGTTGCCCTTGGCGAAGATCTTGGAGATGGTGCCATCAAGAACCTTGGCAAGATTGCCGATGTTTTTGGCCTTACCAAAGAGATGGGAATTGAGAAATCCTTGCTGTCCATTGCTTCAGCGGTCAATGCACTTGGCCAGGCATCCACCGCCAGTGAAGCCT